TTTTGGAACTTTTTTTGGGGGTTAACGGGGGGGATGGCAAAAGGGTTAGCTTTGATTTTGAAGGGTTTTCTGACACCATCCACTAACAACCCAAAAAACAGTATAAGCCTACTCCCAGAAATTCCCTCTACTCTACTCTACCCACGACTTTAGGGCGCGTAGTGAGAGTAGAGTAGAGGCGTTTTCTTCTATATATAAGGTACTTAGATTGATGATGTTAGTGGATGGCGCCAAAAAGTTCAATGAAATCAAGGCCAAGTCCGTTGCCATCTAAGTGGCATGGCGCCCAAAAAGGTGGATTCTATGCCAAAAAGTCTTGTTTTATCGCGATAATTATGTCTGTGTATACAACAACTGTATCAACGGAATGCTTAGCGATGGCTGTTTTTGTACTAGGCATTGCTGAGCACACAATTGAAAAGGGGGAACCGAAGCTCCCCCTTGTTGTTAACGGCGTGTTAACAACGCCTTGATGTAGGTCTTACGTGTGCTGACCCGCCTTCACGCGCAGCACATCGGTGACGACGCCGTTCTTGATGATGAACGTGGGGCGGCTCGTGATGTTGCCGAACTCATCGAACGTACGCATGTCGCCCTTCACGTCGCTCTTGAACATCACGCGCTCGCTGGGCTTGATGATCGGCAGCTTGGGGAACGACGGCTTGAGCGTGGCTTGCGCCATCGCGGCCTTGTTCAGACCCATACGCTTGGCATGCTTCACCATGCGACGCTCACGGTGCGTTTCCGAAAACTTGCTCAGCGCCGCGCGCTTCCAGTAGTTTTGGTCGGACAACGACGACACCTTCTTGTTGCCGCCAGTCTTTGCGTTGGACATATCTGTTTCTCCGGTACAGTGTTGCTAACGACATGTTAACAACCGTGTGGTTGACACACGCACAGGGGCGCATTGTGGCACACCCCTGAACCTGGGTCAAAGTGTGGGGATGCGAACGGCCTGCTGCTTGGCCTTGATCACCCGCGTGCAGCGCCCGAAGACGCAGAAGCGCACAGCTTGCGCCGTGCCATCCTTCACCAACTTCTTGGCGCGCTCGATGGCATCGCGCGAAATGTCGAGGTGAACCTCGGTCTTGTAGCCGTTCGATGTGTAGCTGAGTGTGTACTTCTTCATGGTGTGCTCCTAGTTGTCGTTCGTTTGTACCGATGTCAACAGTGCCTCGAACGGCACGATTGCGTCTACGCTGTCAGGTTGCGGCCATTGCGTGCAGATGTATTCGTTCGCCGTATTTTCCCGCGCAATCGCCGCGCGTAATGCGGCGTGGACAGAACGCGGGCCATCCGTGAAGATGTCGATGTTGTTTGCAACCCAGAACGCGGCGTTGGCAAAGTCGTTAGCGCCCCGCAACTGCGGCGCTAACGTGCAAAGTTTCAGCAGGCGAAGGATGATCCAATCCTTCGCATCCATCGTATCAATGTTACGCACTCTGATTCTCCTTTGTTGTTAACACCGTGTTAACAACCGCGATGAACGCGACACTGCCCACAGAGGCATGGGCAGTAGCTCGCTCACACAAAGCAGAACGCATCGCGGTCTTGTGGTCCCCAATCCCACTCTTGCGTGCGACCCTCGTACCTGAACTTGCCCGGTTCGACGGCATCCTTCAACGCCTCCAGCTTGTGGTCCATGTCCAGGCGCGACTTGAAGAACAGCACTTCGGTGTGCTTGCTCTCTGCGTACAACGAGAGATAGCGCACATGCACCAGCACGATGGCCCATTCGGCCCAGCTAGGCCAGTCGATACCGCGCGTCTGGTGGCTTTCGATGTGCGCTGCGAGCATGCCGCGAATGGCTGTGTTGACAAGGGTGGTCATGGTGGGTTCTCCGGGTTGGTTGTTCACAGAAAGTTAACAAAGAAAATGTGGCCTGTGCTCGGGGTGGGGTGAGCACAGGCCGATCTTCCCAAAGCTGCATTGCCTTTCAGCAATACGAATCGTTCTGATTCACGCAATCAGCGACAGCAACATCTGCGCGGCCTTCCTGATCTGCTTGCGCTCATCGCCCGTGGCCTTGGTGCCGGCTGCGAACCGCGCTTCCGCGAACGCCAGCACACCTTCCAGCGTCGCGGCCTTGACCTTGGCTGGGGTAGTAGCCTTGCCCTTCGCGGGGGCCTTCTCGCCCTTCTCACGAGCGAACAAGATTCCACGCGACCGGGACAGGGCCATCGCTGCGGCCTGCGACTTCGGCGTCAACTTCTTGTCGTCGTCGCGCGCCCACGCCGCAGTCAGGTTGCAGAACATGGTGTCGCCCTTCTCGCGGGTCTTGACACCGACGCCGGCTTGCACAGCGTAGTAATTCACCAGTTCGGCGTCGATCTTCTGCTTCTCGGGCAACGCCAGCTTGTCGGCGTCTGCGAGCAGCTTCGCGCGCTCGGCGTGGCTCGCGGCGACCGCGTTGCTCCACGACACGATGGCAGTAGCGATGCGCGACAGGGTGTTGTGATGCTTCATGACTTTCTTTCAATGCTGCGATGTGAGACGTTGTTAACGCCGTGTTAACAACTGCCTAGTGGTTGATGCAGCACTCAACCGCTACGCTATTATACCATACGAGCATATAGAGAGGGTGCAGCCAGCCCTGCGAACCCCACCTACCCCCTACCCCCACATTGGACTTGACAGGTAGGCGTCGTTGCATACACACTATCTCACTCGAACCGTCAAAACGAGCCGGAACCATGCCACGACACATCGCGCTCTACCACGCATTGCTCTGTTTATACGGCGGAAATTTAACGTGGGTCGCGCTGTGGATAAATGCGTGTGAGTACCCAGAAAAAGCAACGTTAGGCGCCAGAACATGAATGACATAACAGCCCCACCAACCCCGGCAACGCACAAAAACATCGCCTTGGGCTTCTTGTACGAGTCAAGACACACCCGCAGCCTAGTGCGCCAAGTCCTGTGCTACCTAGCGTCACTACGCGCATCCCCAGAAAAGGCAACGTTAGGCCCATGAATCTCCTAGACATAGCACGCCGCCTTTTGCGCGCAAAAATAAACACCTACGATGCTGAGCGCATTAAAAGCGCCGACATCCGAAGGCTGTTTTTACAAAACGCGCTAATCGCAAGCTACCACCCAGAAGCGTCGTATATAGCAAACGAAACACTGAAGAACTTCGCAAAAGCACGCGAACAGGGTAAAATATGAACTCCATCACCCGCCGCTGCCGCCGCACAGCCCTGATGTGTCTATATAAAGGGTTTCGTAATGACGCGCGATATTACGTCTCAAAAGGTTGGAAATAACGTGGCTATATTCAACAACCCCAACGCCACACACTACGGCATCAGACGCACTAAAAATTGGGCACTGGACACCCTGTACGACGGCAACACGTATGAAGCCAAGTTCTGGCTTAACAGGCTACTAGCGCTAAGGTTAGCCCTCGCTAGGAAATAACGGATGTACTACAAGACAACCGCTTTCTATCGCGCCGCAGCACTGTTCCATTTCTACCACACAAACAAGATTGTGGCGGGACAATACGTGATGCACGGATGGATCGTACACAGGCAAGACGATGACTAGCAAACAAAAACACAGCGTGCTGATACTGGCATACTGTGGCTGGACATCGGCATCAATCATGAGGGCATACGAAGATGACTGCGCTAACCAGCGAAGAGAAGCACATCGCGCTAAGTTGGTTCTACCAGGGAAATACAAACCCAATAATGCACAGGCAAGCGAGACTGTGGGTAATTGGTCGCCTAGACATGCAGATTAACCGAGCGTTTGTTTAATATGCAACCAAACAGTTTTTATTCAGACCTGTCCGGTATGCGTACGTCCAAGTTGTGGGCACTCAAGTATGCGTACGGATACGACTACTTCAACGGATCAGCACGCGGACACTTGTTGACACTCTGCAGACTGCGCCAAAGGAACCAGCATGTCAGAAATTCATACAAGCATAATGCACAACGTCCTGCGCGCACTGTACTCAACGACCCTGAGCGAAGTGACTAGGCGCAACGTGGTGCTGAGCTATATGTTCCACCAAACACAGCAACCGTGCGTGCTGCACGAGTGGGGACGGATGTCATGATCAACACAATGCACCCACAGAGTTACACAAGAAAGAGTGCGCTTGGCTGGATGTACTACCACTATTCGGACAATACAAGAGCGCCCCTGCCGTTCATGGGCAGGTATTTTCTAGAACAGCTTGCACTGCAGCGTGAAGCCGTGGTAAAGTCCGCTTCGTTGGGGTGTGGCGCACAGAAAGATCAAGCCGCCAAGCATGTGTCCGAACAGGCGCCTACCCCAGCGCTCTATAAATAAAACCCCTGTAGTTGACTTGGGTATACAAACCGACTACAGTTCATCCCTACGGCAACACGCCGTTCTTTACTAACCCCCGGAGCATTCAAAATGGCTTTTCAAATTGAAGATGGCGTTGCTATCCCCAAGCGTACCGCTGGTCGTCATGGCTCGAAGTACCCCTTCGCGCAGATGGAAGTTGGTCAATCGTTCTTGATCACTACCAACGTCAAGGCGGCTACTATCCGTAGCGCTGTCGGTGCTTTCTCCAAGCGCAACCCGGAGTGCGGCAAGTTTGCTGTGCGCGGTACCGAGGATGGCCTGCGCGTCTGGCGTACCGAGTAAGGCAAAAAAGAGGCGCTGCGGACAACACATGCAGCGCCTCAAGCGCCACCGGAGCAGTGGCGCACCCCAAAAACATGGAGTAGTATAGGCCGATGCTGGGCCACTTACTCACACTTGAACCCGAGCCGCACAATGTTGCGGCTTCGTCGTTTGTAGGCATCGAAAACGCTGATCCGAACCGCATCCTTGGCGGTAAGGTGTCTACCGAGCAGTGGCTTAGGGACATGGGTGCCGAAGCACCCCCGGCGCTTGACCCCGCGTACGAGGCGGCACTGGCTGCGCATGCCTTCGGGGTGGTAGCTAACGTCGTGCCCACAGCCAACGTCGATGAGGCTAAAGATCACGTCCTGGCCCTGCGCACACCAGAGGCGGTGCAGAAGGTGGTCGGGATGCTGACTGCGTACGAGTGGGCGTTCGTGGAGCACGCTCAGCAGATACGCTCATACATCGTGGCTGGTCTGATGAAAGAGACAGAGCACGCCAAGCCAGACATCCGCCTGAAGGCATACAAGCTGCTGGGTGAAGTGACAGAAGTTGCGCTGTTCACACAGCGCACAGAGATTGTTACCCGTGACCTGAGTGACGCTCAGATTCAGGAAGAGATTAACAAGCGGCTTGAGAAGCTGACACTGAACCCGGCTACACCGCTGGTGAGGCGCATTGACACGGACGTGGACGATGCGTAAGGACTGCACGGTGACTTCGTGGCCCGTGCACGTGGTGCCGCTGTATGACACCCGTGAGCACGAGATTGACATGCACTGTTGGTGTCACCCCACGCTGGACAGCGATGACGGTGAGGATGTGTTCGTGCACCACAGCGCTGACGGCAGAGAAGCATACGAGCACGGCAGAAGGGTACCGTCATGAGCCTGTTCACATCCCTGTCCCTGCCCGCAGACAAGGCCAACCACGCGGTTGGTGGTGCAGTAATCACGGCTGTCAGCACATTGGCTATTGAGGCTGTCGCTAGACGGAACGGGTGGGGGCTGTGTGTTGTGCCGGCAGAGACAATGGCGCTGGGGGTGTGTATCGTCACGGGCGGCCTGAAGGAAGCGGGTGACTACGCGCTGAACTACATCGCCAAGAAGAAGGGCCTGCCGCCAGAAGCCTCAGTTGAGTGGTACGACGCGATTGCGACTGCGTTCGGTGGGTTTGTTGTCTGGGCCAGTCAGTTGGCGCACATCAGTTGTCGGGCATGAGCACTATTCAGATCGCGCACATCGAGAAAAATCCGACGCGTGAGCAGGCGTTGGAGGCAGCGAAATCGCTGGTAGCTGCGCTAGAAAGTGGTGAGATTGTTGCGTTCGGTGCCGTTGGCATCGAGGCAGATGACTGTACGAGGATGTGGAGCGGGTCTTCACGCCCTGTCACACGCCTGCGCATGATGGGTGCACTGTACAACCTGCTGAACCACTACACAAACGACAGCGAATGACGCCTGACAAGCTCAATGCGTTGCGTGCAGCCTTGCCAACAATGCCGTTGCAAGAAAAGCTGCGCGTGCTTGAGCTTTTAGAAGAATGGGAGAAGCGCGAGGACGCACGAGCCGCCAGAACGTCGCTGTTGACGTTCGTGAAGCGCATAAACCCGTTGTACAAGATCGGCCCGCACCACAAGATTCTTGCGCAAAAGTTGGAGAAAGCGGCGCGGGGTGAGCTAGATAGGCTGGCAACGGCCATCGCGCCTAGATTCGGTAAGAGTTTGCTGCTGTCTCTGTACTTTCCGGCTTGGTTCATGGGTAATTTTCCTGAACAGAAGCTGATTATCTCGTCGCACACTGCTGATTTGGCCGTTGACTTCGGTAAGAAGGTGCGAAATCTGATTGATACTAAGGAGTACAAGCAGATATTTCCGACAGTTTCGCTGGCATCCGACAGTAAATCCGCAGGTAGGTGGAACACAAACGCCCAAGGTGAGTTTTTTGCGGTCGGTGTTGGTGGTGCGGTGGCCGGTCGTGGTGCGGACTTGTTGATTATTGATGATCCGTTCTCTGAACAGGACATTTTGAACGGAAATTACGACGTTTTTGACAAAGTTTATGAGTGGTACGCGTATGGCGCACGTACTCGCTTGATGCCGGGTGGTCGAGTTGTCTGTTTGCACACAAGATGGGCTAAAAATGACCTGATTGGCCGGCTTTTGGACGAGTCAGCCAAGAATGCTGACGCTGATCAGTGGGAATACATCGAGTTTCCCGCGATTATGAACGAGGGTACGGACCACGAGAAGTCTTTGTGGCCCGAGCAGTGGTCCCTTGAGGCTCTTAGGCGCACTCGCGCGTCGATGCCGACATTTCAGTGGCAGGCGCAGTATCAGCAGTCACCCACGAGCCAGCAGGGCGCGCTCATAAAGAAAGAATGGTGGCAAACATGGACAAAGGAAGACCCGCCAGATTGTGAGTACATAATCATGGCACTGGATGCTGCGCAAGAAGCCAACAAACGCAGCGACTATACCGCGATTACAACGTGGGGTGTGTTTTATCGCACCAACGAGACAGGTGAACAGGTAGCGGCGATTATTCTGTTGAATGCCATCAACAAGCGCATGGAGTTTCCCATGCTTAAAGACTTGGCGCTCAAAGAGTACAAGACGTGGCAACCTGATTGTTTCGTCATTGAAAAGAAGTCCAACGGGGCTGCGCTGGCGCAGGAGTTGCGCCGCATGGGCCTGCCGATTCAGGACTACACCCCGTCACGGGGAACCCCCAGCAGCGCCAACACAAAGTATGCCCGCGTGAATTCTATTGCGGACATCGTTCGTTCCGGGTTAGTATGGGCGCCAGAATACAAGTGGGCCGAAGAAGTTGTCGAGCAGTGCAACGATTTCCCCGCTGGCAAGAACGACGACTTGGTTGATACCGTGACAATGGCGCTGATGAGGTTTCGTTCAGGCGGATTCATCAAGCTGCCCTCGGACATCGAAGACGAAGAACCAAAATTTAGGCCACGCAGAAGCGCGGCTTATTACTAAGGCTAAAAATGATTGACAAGGCACTTCCGGGTAATGGCGCCATGACTGATGGTGTCTACCAGGGGCAAATCACAGACATCACGGAACGCGGCGATCCGAGTATCGATGTCGAAGTCATCATGCCTATGGAAGAGGGGCTTGAGGTAGAAATTGACGATGCGGTTGAAGATGACCATTACGCCAACCTGCTTGAAACCGTTTTTGCGGATGAAGCCGCGCGTCGCAAGGTTGATTCGCTCGCTACGGAACTGATTACGCAGTACGAAGAAGATTTGCGGTCGCGTGACGTGTGGGAAAAGACGTACCGCGAAGGGCTGAAGCTTCTTGGTCTGCAGATTGAAGAACGCACCGATCCTTGGGAGGGAGCTTGTGGAGTTATTCACCCGCTGCTTACAGAAGCAGTTGTTAGGTTCCAGTCTGAAGCCATCACAGAGACGTTCCCCGCGCAGGGGCCAGTAAAGACACAGGTTATTGGTAAGCAAACGCCTGAACGCTTGGCTGCTGCAGAACGCGTCAAAGACGACCTGAATTGGCGCCTGACAGACGAAATGCCTGAGTACCGCGTCGAGCATGAGCGCCTGTTGTGGAGCCTTCCGATTGCTGGATCAGCGTTCAAGAAGGTGTATCACGATGCCAGTCGTGGTCGGCAAGCGTCAATGTTCGTGCCTGCTGAAGATGTGGTGGTCAACTACGGTGCTTCCGATTTGCACGAGGCAGAACGTGTTACCCACTTGATGCGGCGGTCCAAGAACTGGATTGAGCGCATGATCGAGAGCGGCGCATATGTTGATGAAGACATAGGCGAGCCGACAAAAGAAAGCGACGAAACCCAAGACGCCAAAGACAAGGCGATTGGCATCGACGGGGCTAATTCTGACCAGTACCACATCCTTGAAATGCTGGTGGATGCTGTTATTGAGCCCACAAAAGAGGGTGAAGATGAACAGGCATATGGCTGGCCGTACGTCGTAACCATCAACAAATCGACCAATAAGTTGATGTCTATTCGCCGTAATTGGCAAGAAAACGACAGCAAAAAGGTCAAACAGCAACACTTTGTTCACTACACGTACATTACCGGGTTCGGTTTTTACGGGTTTGGGCTTGTGCACATTGTTGGGGGGCACGCCAAAGCAGGCACATCGTTGCTGCGACAGCTTGTTGACGCCGGCACGCTGGCAAACATTCCTGGCGGATTCAAGACACGCGGCATGCGCGTTAAAGACGACGGCACGCCACACCGGCCCGGAGAGTTCAAAGACGTTGATATTGCGAGCGGGGTGCTCAAAGACAACATCATGACGCTGCCATACAAGGAGCCAAGTGCTACCTTGTTCAACCTGCTGCAGAGCATCGTTGAAGACGGGCGTAAGACAGCGAACATTTCTGATGCTGCCTTCAGTGACGCCAACCAGAATGCACCTGTTGGCACGACACTCGCGCTCATTGAGCGGCAACTGAAGACGCTATCGGCAGTTCAGGCGCGCATCCATGCCGCCATGCGTATCGAGTTCAAGCTTATCAAAGAGCTTGTCAAGTCTAATGGTGAACGGGCGTATCCGTACGAAGCTGATCCCGACCGCATGACGAAGGATAGCGACTACGACATCGCAGACATTATCCCGGTCAGCGATCCGAACGCTACGACGATGGGCGTGCGTATTGCGCAGTATCAGGCTGCGTTTGAGCTAGCTAACAAGGCTCCGCAGCTATACGACCAAGCGTTTTTGCACCGCGAAATGCTGCAGACACTCGGTATCAAGAACATCGCCAAGATTGTTCCGATGCCGGAAGACCAGAAGCCACGCGATCCGGTTAGTGAGAATATGGCTATTCTCATGAGCAAGCCGGTGAAGGCGTTTTTGCAGCAGGATCATCAGTCGCACATCATGGTGCACCAAGCATTCATGAATGACCCGAAGATTGGCATGCTGCTTGGGCAAAATCCCAACGCACAGGTGATGTTCAACAGCATGCAGGCGCACATTGCAGAACATGCTGCGTATTCGTACCGCGCACAAGTGCAGCAAGCGATGGGCGTTGAATTGCCTGATCCGAACGGTGAAATGGACCCGCAAGCAGAACACGCGCTTGCTGGGCTGCTTGCACAAGCGGCTAACACGGTGATGGCCCAGAACAAGAATGAGCAGGCGCAAGCACAAGCGCAACAGCAAGCTGCAGACCCGTTGGTGCAGATGCAACAGCAAGAACTGGCGCTCAAGGGGCGTGAGGTAGCTGTCAAGGAACGTGCTCAGCAGCTTGACGAACAGATTGCTGCGGCGGAAGGCAAACTTGGCGCACAGAATACGCCGCCAGACCCGAAAAAGATTGTGGAAGCGCAATCGTTGCAAGCAAAAACAGCGCAGGAACTGCAGCACAAGCAAGATAAGCATCAGGACGAGTTGCGCCGTGCTGCTTTGCAGCAACAGCAAGCCGCTGAACAAGCCGCTGCGCAGGAGCGCCGTGCTCAAGATCAGCACGAGCAGAACGCGTTCATCCGGCATGCTCAAGCACACCAGAACGAGACACGCGCACAAGAAGCGCATCGGTTGCAGCAGGAACTGAAGTCTCGTGCAGCAAAAGAGCAAGCTAAGGCGTTTGCTAAGCAACCGAAGAAGCCGGAGCCTAAGAAATGAGTCAGTTCGATGGATTTAACCGCAGGTACCATGCGGAACTGATGGAAGAAATTCAATCGGTAGAGACGGCGCTGCTGGCAGGCAGTATCGTGGACTTCATTGAATACAAACGCCTAGTTGCTAAGCGTCTTGCTTTTCTGCAAGCGTTGAACAGGCACAAAGAGCTACTAACCCTCATGGAGCAAGCAAATGACAAATGACCCCAGAAATATTCTTCTGCCGCAACATGTGCGAGAAATGCTGGACCGCGAAACTGCAGCGGAAGACGTTCCGCAGGAAGAACGCGGTAAGTTTCTACCAGAGCCGGTTGGCTACAAGATGCTGCTTATTCTACCAGAACAGGCAGACAAGTACGAGTCTGGGCTTGTCAAGGCAGATACCACGCGGTATGCGGACGAGATTGCTTCGGTCGTTGCTTTTGTCGCCAAGATGGGGCCGGATTGCTATCTTGACAAAAACAAGTTCCCCAACGGCCCGTGGTGCAAGCAGGGTGATTTCGTCATCATCCGACCGTACGGCGGCACGCGAATTGTCGTGCACGGTAAGGAAATGCGTCTTGTCAACGACGACAGCATTGAAGCGGTTGTTGACGATCCTCGTGGCATCAAGCGGGTGGGGGGTTAATCATGGGCAAGACCAATGACGAATTCGACATCGAATCGACGGTTGATCTGGACAACATTGATGAGGCGGCTGCTCAGAAGCTTCTTCAGCGCGGTACAGAAACCGACATCGAAGTAGTTGAGGTTGCGGACACACGAGTTCCTGAGAAGGATCGCACAGCGAAGCCGCTGGCATCTGACGACAACCCGGAGCCTACGGAAGAAGAACTGGCCGCGTACTCGGAAGGGGTGCGCAAGCGCTTCGACAAGCTGACGCACGCACGCCACGATGAGCGCCGCGAGAAGGAAGCCGCGCAACGGGAGCGGGACGAGGCTGTGCAGTTCGCTCAGCACGCGCTGGCACGCGCAAAGGCCCTTGAGGCACAGGCATCCAAGCTAACGGCTGCTACCGCGTCTGCTACGCTCGAAAAAATCGATGCTGAACTGGCCGCTGCCCGCAAGGAGTATGTTGAAGCTGCCAACAGCTACGACACGGAGGCTATGGCAGAAGCGCAGATGAAGGTTGCGCGCCTGTCGGCCAAGAAGGAGCGGGCTGAAGAACAAAAAATTGCGCAGCCTATTGCACAAGCCGAACGGGATGTGGTACAACCTCAACCATCGGCACGTCCTGCCCCCGACCAACGGGCGAAGGAATGGGCTGCACGGAACAGCGACTGGTTCCAAAAAGACAAGTCGATGACCGCCTTCGCGTTCGGAATGCACGAAGAGTTGGTCAGCAGGGGTGTGGACCCGCGCACTGACGCCGAGCTTTACTACAAGAAGCTCGATGAAGAAGTGAAACGCAGGTTCCCAGAGAAGTTCGCTTCTGATCCGCCTGCTACACGCACACTCCGCACTAGCCCAGTTGCACCGGCTTCGCGCACGGTCGGCGGGCGACAAAAAGTCACCCTCACATCCACAGAAGTGTCTTTGGCACGCCGCCTTGGCGTTACGCCAGAGCAGTTCGCTGCGGAGAAAATCAAGCTGGAGAATCGCAATGGCTGAAGCAACTACACCGACCCGTGCCCCCCGCGATCTGCAGGAGCGCGACAAGGAAGTTCGCGGACTGCAAGAGCGCAATCCAGAGGATTTCCGCAAGTACCAGTGGGCACCCGCAGACGCCCTGCCGATGCCCAAGGCGCCACCTGGGTGGCACTATCGGTACGTGCGCAAGTCGATTGGTGGTGATCAAGACGTGAACAACTTCGGTAGGTATATGCGTGAGGGATGGGTTACTGTCCCGCTCTCAGACCACCCCGAATTGGCGACAAGCATCAACCCGGATGCGAAGAACTCTGGGCTGATCGAAATCGGTGCTTTGATTCTGTGCAAGATTCCGCAAGAAATCGCTGATTCACGAAATCGCTATTTTGCGCAGATGAATGCACAGCAGATGGAATCGGTTGACAACAACCTGATGCGTGAAAATGATCCTCGTATGCCGCTGTTTAACCAGCGGGAATCGAAGGTGTCGTTTGGCAAGGGCTCCTAATTTTCAGAGGTAAAAATGCCTGCTTACTCTACTCCTGTCGGGTTCCAACCGGTTAAGCTGCTTGGCGACCGACCCTACACCAACGCGCAGTCGGAATTTCCGATTGCATCTGCCTACGGTACTGCGCTGCGTCCCGGCGACCTTGTTCGCCTGAACACCGCTGGGTACTTGGCGAAGGAAACCGGGACATCTGCCCCGTTGCTTAACGGTGGCGGCATTCTGGGTGTCTTCCTGGGTTGCAGCTACACCGACCCAGTTCTTGGCAAGACCTTCCGCACGAACTGGACTGCAAGCACTGTTGCTGCGGATGCTGTTGGCTATGTCTGCAGCGATCCTGACGCGGTGTTCCGCGCGGTGTATGTGTCTGGTACCACGGTGGTCACTGGCCTTACTGTTGCCAACGCGCTCGGTAAGAACGTGGCGCTGGTGCAGAACACGACCAGCACTGGCACTTCGGACGTGGCGATTTCTGGTGTTGCGACAACGGCCACTCTGCCGTTCCGCATCGTCGGCGTTGACCCTGACTCGCTGAATGCGGCTGGTACTCTGTACACGGCCATGTTTGTCACATACAACGCCGGCATGCACGCGTATCGCGTCGCTGCTGCCGCCACCGTCTAATCTGGAGCAACAAAAATGGCTGCGATTTCCCGTGCTCAACTGCTCAAGGAACTGCTTCCTGGGCTGAACGCTCTGTTCGGCTTGGAATACAAGCGGTACGAAGAACAGCACAAGGAACTGTACGAGATTGAAAACTCGGATCGTTCCTTTGAAGAAGAAGTGAAGCTGTCTGGTTTTGCTTCTGCTCCGGTGAAGACTGAAGGCGCCGCGCTGGTTTATGACTCGGCGCAAGAGTCGTATATCTCTCGTTTCAACCACGAGACGATTGCGATGGGCTTTTCGCTGACCGAAGAAGCCGTCGAAGACAACCTGTATGACAGCCTGTCTGCTCGCTACACCAAGGCGCTGTCCCGCGCAATGGCGTACACCAAGCAGGTCAAGGCCGCGTACGTGCTGAACACGGCGTTCTCCGGTAGCGGTGTGCTGGGCGGTGATGGCAAGACGCTGTGTGCTTCGGACCACCCGCTGGTTAGCGGTGGCACCAACAGCAACCTCGGTTCTGCTGCTGACATCAGTGAGACGACGCTGGAGGCTGCGGTCATCCAGATCAACGGCTGGAAGGACGAGCGCGGTCTGCTGATCGTCGCCAAGCCCCGCAAGCTGGTGGTTCCGCCGAACTCGCAGTTCATCGTTACCCGACTGCTGCAGACCGAACTGCGCACGTCGATTTCGGCGGTCAACACATTCGCGCCTAACGACGTGAATGCGATCAAGACCAACGGCATCTTCACCGGTGGGTATACGATCAACAACTACCTGACCGACACGAACAGCTACTTCATCCTGACGGACATCCCGAACGGCCTGAAGCACTTTGTTCGTGTGCCGATGAAGACCGGCATGGACAGCGACTTCGACACCGGTAACGCGCGCTACAAGGCTCGTGAACGCTACAGCTTCGGCTACAGCGACCACCTGGGTGTGTGGGGCTCTGCTGGTACATAAGCGTAAATAGGGCGACAGGCTCTAAGCACGTAACAAGGGCCGCTTCGTGCGGCCCTTTGTCCACTGAAGGCGTATATGGACTCTGATGTTTTTTCCGCCTACCTGACGGCAACTGGTTCTGTTATCGGTTTTAAGGCACGCATCAAAAGCGTGTTTTTGACGGGTACTGGCACGGTAGTTTTCACGGACGGCGGCGGCAGTGGCACGACTAGGCTGACACTGAACGCTGCTGGCTCAACCTCGGTTATTGTTCCTGAAAACGGGATTCTGTTCAACACCGACGTGTACGCGACGATTGCTGGGTTGACAGCGATTACCGTCTTTTATGCATAAGGGTGCAGCATGAAAGAATCTACCAAGATGATCGACAAGGAAATCTCCTTCATGAAAAAGAAGGGGGCTCCAAAGAGCATGATCAAGCACGAACAAGCCGAGAAGGCGCAGAAATATGCCACTGGCGGTTCTGTGCGTGGCAAGGGCTGTGCAGTTCGTGGTACCGGGTTTGGCAAAAACGGGTGAGCCATGACAAAACTTTCACGGGCGGAAATGGAAGCGAAAATAGGCACCCGCGAGCCTTTGCCTGGGGGTGACAAGCAACGCAGCCCGCAACTCATCCCGAAGCCAGCCAAGGCCGAGGAAGACCCCCCGCCAGTGATGAACTTCCGGGGGTTGACGAATCCCAAGCGGGTGCTGCAAGATCGGGAAAAGGCTGCAGGGCTTAAATGCGGCGGCAAGGTCAAGAAAATGGCCGGTGGCGGGTCTGTTCGTGGTGGCGGGTGTGCCACAAAAGGTATTGGCAAGGGCAAGGTTTGCTAAATGGCAACTAGCGGCACCGCTACTTTTAATCTTGACATCGTAGAGCTTATCGAAGAAGCCTACGAGCAAGCAGGGTTGGAACTGCGGTCTGGCTACGACCTGAAAACAGCGCGCAGAAGCCTAAATCTGTTGTCGCTAGATTGGGCAAACCGTGGGTATAACCTGTGGACAGTTGAGCAGGACGTGGTTCCGCTGCTGCCAGCGATTAGCACGTACCCGTTGCCGGCAGATACCATCGATGTTGTCGAAATGGTTATCAGATCAACTTCTGGCACCACAACAACAGATATTGCAGTTACGCGTATCGGGATGGCGACGTACGCAACTATCCCGGTCAAGGATACGCCGGGGCGCCCTGTGCAGGTTTGGGTTGACAGGCAGATTGTCCCGCAGATAACAGTGTGGCCCGTGCCCGCCGATGCCACATACTCGTTTGTGTACTGGCGCCTGCGCCGCATTCAAGATTCTGGGAATTCTGGCGAACTGACGCTCGATATCCCGCACAGGTTTCTTCCATGCTTTATTTCTGGGCTGGCGTACAAGATCGCGCTGAAGCGCCCAGAGGTAGAACAGCGCCTAGATCGACTCAAGGCCGACTACGAAGAAGCGTGGTTGCAGGCATCGACCGAAGACCGCGAAAAGGTGACGATGCGTATCGTGCCTTCGGGGTATAGGCTATGAGCGATTCGTTTGCTTCTGGCAGGATCGCGCACGGTTTTTGTGATCGGTGTGGGTTTCGTGTGAAACTCTCGGCGATGAAGAAACTGACGATCAATGAGAAACTGACAAACATTAAGGTGTGCCCAACGTGTTGGGAACCTGACCATCCGCAGTACAAGATTGGTCGTGTTGATACAAGCGACCCGCAAGCCCTGCGTGATCCGCGCCCTGATACATCCCTGGCCGATTCGAGGTAATCATGAAGAAATCTGGTTTTGTTCCGTTTGGCAGCAAGAAGGGTGAAAACCCGTTTGCTAAAAAGAAGCCCAAGAAGTTTGCTGAAGGCGGGCTGGTTAATAGCGACCTGAAGAGTATGGGTCGCAACATGGCTAAGGCCAAGAACCAAAAGTAATCTCCAGTGAACTACGCTGAGTTGTATGCCGCCATTCTGGCGGAAACGGAAAACAACGACGATACTTTCGTCGCAAATGTTCCGTTGTTTGTTCAAAACGCCGAAAAGCGAATCTACCAAGCAGTCAAGATTCCGGCGCTGAGAAAGAACGCAACCAGCATTTTTCAACCGGCAAACGCGTACTTGACGCTGCCGAGCGACTATCTGTCGTCTTGGGAAATTGCGGCCATCGTTGACGGCGTGTACAGCTACCTGCTGCCAAAGGATGTCAGTTTCATACGTGAAGCATATCCGAGCGCTAGCACGACAGGCACGCCGAAATACTACGCGCAGTTTGACGAAGATACGCTGTTTGTCGGCCCGACACCCAGTGCAGCGATACCTGTCGAATTGCACTATTTCTTCTACCCAGAAACCATTGTGACGGCTAGCACGTCTTGGCTGGGAACGAATTTTGACAATCTTCTTCTGTATGGCGCGCTCGTAGAAGCTGCTGCGTTTATGAAATCAGAAGAAGACATAGCGAAGGCGTACGGCGAACAATATGCCGTCAATTTGAAACTGCTTGTCAAGTACGCCGAAGGCAAGCTGTCTTCTGGCACATACAGGAAGTAAAATGGACGAACCCCTGATCTATACGTCTAAAGGTAATCTGCCTGTCTCAAGCCTTGTTTACACACATCGCTGGGAAGAAGACGATGTGGTTATTAGCTTCATCGAAGAGTACCGACTTGACGGAGAAGTAGTCAAACGGAATTCGCACGCTAGGCTGAAGCGAGGGCTGGAAGCTAGCATCCAAAACCAACTTTTTGGGATTAAGTCAAATGGCTAACACGCAAGCAGTCTGCACAAGCTTCAAGGCAGAAATTCTTCTCGGCAACCACCAGCTTGGTTCGACCACAATTGTGTCGCGCACGAGCTTGACTGCGCCGACAACTGACGTGGTTAAGGCTGCGTTGTATTTGACTTCGGCCACGATTAATGCATCGACTACGGCCTATACAGCAACCGGCGAAGTCACCGGTACTGGGTACACTGCTGGCGGTGTTGTGGTTACGAACGCTACGGCGCCGACAACATCAGGTACGACTGGTTACTGGACTCCTTCGGCTTCGATTGCGTACACGACTGTTACTGTTGGCCCGACAGACTGTGTTCTGCTGTACAACGACACGCAGTCTGATAAGGCCATTGCTGCGTATACGTTTTCGTCGCAGACAGTTACAGCAGGCACGCTGACGCTGACGATGCCTACCAACGATGCCACGAACGCGCTGTTGCGAATCGCGTAAACATGCCGACATACACGGAGCAACTTATGCCGCTGGAAAACATTCCATTTACAGAAACGAACCCGGTTGAAGAACGTCGGGCCAAGGCGCTTGAAGATCAGGCTGTCGAAATGAAGCGACAAGCCGACTTCACGCAGCAGATTGCACAGGCCGCTAACACGCAGGCGAATGCGTACGCGGCAATGGCGGGAACTGCTGGTGGCGAAGAATATGCTCGATTTGAGCGCATTCTGCTGGCAGTTATTCGTAGCCCGCGCAACTTTGGCACAGCAGACGACAACGCCGAAGGGCTTACCAACGTCGCCCGCGCGCTTGCTGGGTACGCAGCGGCTGAAGAAGCACGATTGGCACCACCGGATACTCCGTAAGTAGCATGGTTGATCATGTCGGTGACATCATTGACGGGATGCGTGATATTCGCATCCGAAACGCGATCCTAGTGACCGCGCTTTCTCGCCTGGGCGGGTCTTTGGTTGTGACGCGGCGTGATGCGTTTGATGCCGCATCGCACAACATAGAAGTCAAGCCCATGCCTGACGGCGCGGGGTTTGATGTGCGGCTAGTCGCTGCGCCTGGGGGCTGACGTGCCGGCGTGGAACATGCCCCGCACTGCGCACGGCCGGGGGTCGCCGCAGTCCAATGGTGCGCCTGCCGCTGGCGTCGCCCGCACTTTCGCTATGATCGGCGACAGCATGAACAGCCACAGCTTTGGCGGTGGCGCAATTCGCTGGGTAAACGGCCTGCTCGGTGCGCCGTTTCAGATCCTGGCGAATAGCGCATTCAACGGCCGCACGCTGGCGCAGTTGTCCACAGAAATGGGCAACGACTACACCGCGGCCACGGCGCCTGGCCTTGACGGTCTGCCTGCGCTCGGGTGGCTGTTCATCGAGATTGGCACGGCAACGGCGCGCGGCACAGACATTGGCCCCGGCAACTCGTTGACGCCGACGTATGAGGGCTACTACGAAACCATCGTGACCGATGCGCTCACACGCGCCGAGGTAGTTGTCCTTGGTGGCCTGCAGCCGCTGGGCGGGCTAGGCGGCATCGACAACAAGAGCGCGGTCTTTGCCGAGTGGAATGCCTACCTGCAGAACCTGGCCGAAACGCATCCGAGTGGCCGGGTGTACTACGTCTATGACGGCGCCGACCTTGCCGACGTGGATGGCGTGATCCTGACCGAGTTCTACCTGGGTGACTACGGGCACAACAACAGCGCCGGGAACAGGCAGCGGGCGCTTTCCAGTCTGACGCAGTGGCAAGCGCTGCTTGCGAATCAGACCTACGCAAGCCCGCTGATCACCGATCCGGCCTATGTGTACCCGACCTATGACCAGTGGAACCCCAACCACGTCAACGACGGGACAGGCGGCACGTTCGGCAGCGGCTGGAGCGGCACCTGCCCCGACGACATGCGGATCGAGGGCAACGGAGCCGGCACGGGCGGCACAGTGGCAATCGTCGCTGCTGACGTAGGAGACGCGAATCAAACGCCGTGGGTTGAAGTCACTCCTACGTCATCGCAGTCGGGCAGCAATATCAGCATCAGCTTTACCGGCTCGGGCCGCACGATCACCACGACCGACCCCGAAACGCTGGAGCAGTTGATCGAAGTCGAGTTCATTGGCCTGCAAAACCACTATGGGTTAGCGACATGGATTCAGGCTAGCGGCGCGCTGAAGCTGACCGAGGTCGCGCTGGAGATTGGCTGGGCCGCCACCGAAACACTCACCGAGAGCCTGATCTTGGAGCAGAAACTGTACCGACAGAACCCGGGCGCGACCGGGAGCACAACGCACTACATCTACGTCGCAGGCGGCGCGACCGCGAGCGGAAGCATGGGCAAGTTCAGGTTCCGCAACGCGACCGTGGAGGGCTGACGAATGGCAATCTCAATCGTTGCGACTTCCTACGGAAACTCAGGCGCTACATCGCCAGCCGTTGATTCGACCGGCGCGAATCTGCTGCTGGTGCCGCTGTACTTGACGGCCACGGCAACCACGGCAACGAGTGACAGCAAGAGCAATCCATATACGGTGTTAACGAGGCCGACGACTACCGGAGCGTATGCCAGCTATCAGAACTACTGCGCAGAGGCTGACATTGTTGCTGTCGGCTCCAGTCACACGGCAAGCAATGCGCTCGGTTATGCCCGCGTAGGGCTCATCGCGGTATCCGGTGCTGACGCGACTCCGTTCGATGGGGAAAGCGGAGTCGGCAGCAGCAGCGCCGGCACGTCTGCGTCTCCTGGCTCTGTCACGCCGAGCGTTGACGGTTGCCTGATCGTTATTACGCTGGTTGCCGTTGGCGGCGGAACCATCACCGTACCCGCTAGCTTCACGACCGTAATCAACGAATCCAGCACGGCCGCACTGGCATACCTGATTCAAGGCACTGCGGCTGCGATCAACCCGTCTTGGTCATGGGCCACGTCTTGCGATTACGTCACAACCATGACCGTTTGGAAGCCAGCGGCTGGCGGTGGTGGATCAACTCAACCCCCACGAAGCGCATTTACTAATCGACTACGGAGGGCCGCGTAATGGCTCAGTTCCTGAAGCAATCGACGGCCCACACCTTTCGCATTGGGCCATTCGTAGACTCGACCGATGGTGTGACGGCAGAAACCGGGCTCACTATCGCGCAGGCTGACATGCAAATCAGCAAGGCCGGTGGTGCGTTCGCGCAGACTTCGGCTAGTCCGACTACAACACACGATGTTGACGGCTGGTACCAGTGTCCGCTGACATCGACAGATACAAACACTGTAGGTAGCTTGACAGTGCAAATCGTAATGGCTGGCGCTCTGCCTGTGTGGAAAGAGTTTGTGGTCATGCCTGCCAACGTGTATGACTCGCTAGTCGGCGGCACAGACTTGCTGGACGTTAACACCGCGCAGTGGCTTGGTACTGCATGCGCCACGCCGACTGTGGCCGGCGTCCCTGAGATTGATGTGACCCACTGGAATGGCACTGCTGTTGCCACACCGGATACTGCTGGCTACCCGAAGGTCACGATCAAGTCAGGTACGGGCACGGGCGAACTGTCCATCACAAGCGGTGCGGTGAAGATTCAGACAGGACTGAAGAAGGCGCAAGCCATTGCCAACTTCCCGTTCTTGATGACAGACACGACCAACCACAACCCGTTGACAGGGTTGACGGTTACTGCCACGCGCAGTCTCGATGGTGCCGCGTTTGCTGCGGGCACGATTGCAAACATGACCGAGATTTCAAACGGCATGTACCAGTGCGATCTTGGCACAGGCGACACAAACGGCGATACAGTAACTCTGCGGTTTGTTGCAGCGGGTGCAGACGATCTATTTGTCACCCTGATCACTGAACCGTAAGATGCAGATGTATCGCGTTGCGCGCGGCGCGATATTCGCTTGGCGGCAATCTGAGGAAACTCTACCCGCAGGCACGGGGATAGTTCGTCCTACGCGAAACTGGGTGCTATATACAAGGGGGCACGGGCGTTCGCAAACGAGCTACAGGTTGCCCGGTGCCACGTCAGGCGCCAGCGTAGCGCTGACTGGTGTTTCAAGCACCAGTAGCACAGGATCGTTGGTTGCAGCGCTTTCTGTTCCGCTAACAGGTACGGCGGCGACTTCTGCCGCAGGAACGCTGTCTGCTGGTAGCGATGTAGCACTCGGCATTACAGGTGTCTCTGGCACAACAAGTGCCGGTACTCTTGCACCTGCAATTTCCGTTGCACTTTCTGGAAGTGCTGCTACTAGCGCAACAGGCTCTGTTTCTCCTGTTGGCGACATTACTCTAGCTCTTTCTGGTGCCGGTGTTTCTGCAAGCAGCGGAACGCTATCTACAGCAATTGCCATTTCGCTTGCTGGGGCTGGGTCGTCTGCAAGTGTAGGTTCTTCTGCAGCAACCATAAGCAAAGAGATTTCTGGATCAACGCTAACAGCGTCGGCTGGCACAGTTAGTTTTGCTTCGTCTGCCTCGGTTGGTCTGTCGGGTTCGTTCGTAACAGTGTCTGTCGGAGACATTGTTATATCTGGCGGTAGTTATGACTACGCACTGAGTGGCATTGGTTTGGCTGCATCCACGGGTATGATGTCTGTAGTTGTGTACGACAGCACGTGGACACAAGTGAATGACGCCAGCGCCAACGGATGGATTCCGGTAGTTGATACAAGCCCCAATGTGTGGGTTTCATAAGGGATAAAAATGCCTTCTACATTTACAACCGCGCTACGTTTGGTTAAGCAAGCAGCCGGTGAAAACAGTTCCACGTGGGGCACTATATTCAATCAGCAGTTCGCCGACTTGATAGACCAAGCAATTGCTGGCTACACGTCAGTTGCGCTAGCCGATGCGGACAAGACGCTGACAGCGGCCAATGGCTCAGCAGACGAAGCTAGGTCTATGGCGTTGTCCATTACGGGGGCATTGACAGCAGCGCGTAGCGTTGTAGTGCCAACAACGTCAAAGCTGTACTTCGTCAAGAACGGAACGACGGGCGGCTACAGTATCACTGTGACCACGCTGGCCGGCACAGGTGTGACGATAAGCAATGGTAAGACTGCGGTTGTGCTGTGCGATGGAACGAACGTGATCGACGCGTTCAACCAGCTTCCGACAAACACGACCATCAACAGCAACACGGTAGGCTACCTTGAGTTGCCAGTGAATTCACAGTCTGGCGATTATACGATGGTGTTGTCGGATTCTGGCAAGCAGATTTATCACCCTGTTGCTGATGTCACAGCTAGGTTGTGGACTATCCCTGCCAACGCGTCTGTAGCTTTCCCGCTTGGGACCGCGCTTACGTTCACGAATGACATCGGGGCTGGCAGTATTACGCTGTCTATTGCTTCTGACACACTCGTGTTTGCACCAAGCGGGGCTACGGGGTCGCGCACATTGGCAGCAGGTAGCGTGGCAACGGCAGTGAAGATGACAACCACACGCTGGATGATTAGCGGTTCTGGTATCAGCTAAATGGCAAACGCATTCACACAAGCACTTTTGATGGACGACCCAGATGCTGGGGGCGCCCTCGTGCCTACGTGTGGGGTCGATGTCTACTACACGCCTGACCCAACGAAAGACCCGTATTGGGACAAGGTTGGTTTACTGCTGCATTTTGATGGTGCAGACGGGTCAACGACTTTTACGGATAGTAGCTCTTACGGGCACACGATGACCCGTAGCGGCTCGCCAACAATCGTAACAGCGCAAAGTAAGTTCGGTGGGTCTTCCGGGTGGTTTCCTGGTGGCGGGGCTAGTATCTATGCGCCTGATTTTACATATAGCATAACGGCTGTAGCACACAACCTCGCTACGGTTGAGTTTTTTGTCCGTTTCAATGATCTTGGGACAAGGCGCTGGATTTGTGGGACGGACGATCCCGGCGGATCGGGGGTAGAACGCGTATTAGCAGTAAGCAAAACTGCAGCGAATAATATAGAAGTTTCTTCTCGCAGCGCTGGCTCGGCAATAACGTCGTCTACGACAGTAACGACTGGGCAGTGGTACCACGTTGCATATGTGCTAAACGGTATCACCCAGACTTTGTTTGTAGATGGTGTTAATGTAGCTTCTTCAGCGAGCGATCTGACAGGATACGTTGCACCACTGCGATACAACATTGGCAGATTGGGGTCATTCACCGGTTCTTCTTTTGTAGGATGGCTTGACGAGTTTCGTGTGACTCTTGGTGTTGCAAGATACACAGACGACTTTACGGTTCCTGCTTCCGCGTATCCTGATTATGTGACCGCACCAAATGTTGTAAGAACAGCAGCGCTGTTTCACGCTGAAACAGATATTGATGCATCTTCGCCGTACCCAAAGATTTTGGCTCTGACTGGTACCGGAGCGCTGTCAACAACACAGTATCGTTTCGGCACAAAATCTCTTTTTGTAGACAATACCGGCGCTAGTACGACCAACGGCGCCGCAGTTCTGTATCACGCGGATTTCGATTTTGGTACGAACGACTTCACTTTTGAGTTTTGGGCATATCGTTTAGCAAACACTTACGACGGGTACTTGTTTTTTTCTGCCTACTTGTTTGATTTCATAGTTGAAGCAAGCAGCGGGTTTGTGACACTAAATTTTAGGGAGAATGGCGGGCTCCATACCACCAACACTTCTGTCGTGTTTCCGCTCAATACTTGGGTCCATGTTGTTGTTCAACGGCGCGGTACGAATTTTGAAATGTGCCTAGATGGCGTGCTGGGCGACACAACAGCAGTTTCTGGCGGGGCAGGCGGCGTGTTGAATGCGCGTGGGTATAGCGGGCCGACATATGCAGGCGAAGATGAATACATGTATTTCGGCAGGCCAGTTAACACGTCGGCAACCACGTGGAACGGATATATCGACGAAATCCGTATAACAAACGGCGTTGCCAGATATAGTAGCTTTCCGTTCGCTGTTCCGACGCTTGTTAACTGCGAGGGTACCGTTACTTATGCCGGCTCCATCAGCGGCACGGAAGCGCTCGTCGGCCTTGTCTGTACCGCGCAGGTTGGGACCAGTACCGTAGGGAACCCCTTTGCCGCGCTGTCGGGCACCGCGCTGTCTGCTGCCGCAGGTACTCCAGCCGCCACGCTACCCAACGCCACACTCGCACTTGCTGGGGCTTCTGCT